CCTCTCTGTGCAAAAAATCGAGTTTCGGGAGGGGGGGGACTCGCGATGACGGCCAGGGGGACGAAACCGACGCCGTCGGCTCTCCGCGTCCTCGAGGGCGGCGGCCAGGCGGCCGGCCTTCGCGGCGTTCAAGTCGAGGCGAACCTCCCCGATCCGCCGAAGTGGCTTCGGAAGGAGGGCGTCGCCGAATGGCGGCGGCTTGGCCCGCGGCTCGTCGCCCTTGGCCTCCTCTCCGATTTCGACCGGGCGACCTTCGCCGCCTACTGCCAGGCCTGGGGAACGGTCGAGGCTCTCGAGACCTTGGCGGCCGCCATGCGGAAAAAGGAAAAGGACGAGCTCGCCGGGATCGTCGCGAAGACCGCGGCCGGCAACGTAATTCATCACCCCCTGGCGTCGACAATCGCCAAGGCGCGCGCCGAAATGCTACGCATCGCAACGGAGTTCGGCTTGACGCCTTCCGCGAGGGCGAGGATTGACACGGATGCGGCGAAAAACCGGGGAGGCGGCGGCAAGAAAACGACGGGAACCTCCCGTTTCTTCGACTGATCGCTGTACGCAATACGCCCTGGACGTCGCCGCCGGCCGGGTCGTCGCCGGCCCAGGCATACGCGGCGCCGCCGCCCGCCACCTTCGAGACCTCGAGAACGGACACCTTCGCGGCCTATGGTTCGACGTCGAGGCCGTCGAGCGCGTCCTCGCCTACTTCGAGGAGGTTCTCACCGTCCTTAAAGACGGCGACGTCGTCCCGTTCCGGCCGGCCGACTCTCAAGCCTTCATCCTGGGAAGCGTCTTCGGATGGAAGAAGGCCGACGGCTGGCGCCGGTTTCAAACCGCCTACGTCGAGACCGCGAAGGGATCGGGCAAGTCGCCGCTGGCCGGCGGGATCGGCATGTATTGTCTAACCGCCGATAAGGAGGCGCGGGCGGAGGTCTATTCGGCGGCGACGAAGAAAGATCAGGCCCGAATTCTGTTTAAGGATGCGGTCTTCATGCGCGAGGGATCGCCGGCGCTTATGTCGCGCCTCGTCCCGTCCGGCGTGAACCCGGTCTATCGGCTCACGCATCCCCGGAGCGGATCGACCTTCGAGCCGATCTCAAGCGACGACGGCCAATCCGGGCCGCGCCCTCATTGCGCCCTGGTCGACGAGGTTCACGAGCATAAAAACGGCGACGTTATTTCTATGCTCCAAAAGGGTTTCAAGTTTCGCCGTCAACCGTTGCTCTTCCTGATCACTAACTCCGGCTTCGATACGAATTCGATTTGTTACGAATATAATCAGCGCGCATTGAAGGCCGTCGATCCGGAGAGCGGCGACCTCGACGACGCTTTCTTCTCCTTCGTCGCCTGCCTGGACGAGAACGACGATCCTTTCGAGGACGAGAGTTGCTGGCCGAAGGCAAACCCGACCCTGGGCGAGACGATCACGGTCGAATACCTCCGCGCCCAGGTCGACGAGGCCCGGCGCCTGCCGTCGACGCGTAACGCCTGCCTCCGCCTCAACTTCTGTCGCTGGACGGAGGCGGAGTCGGTCTGGATGACGCGCGAGGCCTGGACGGCGGCGGAGATTCCGGAGGAGGAGGACGTCCGCCTCGAGGACTTCGCCGGCGCCGACTGCTACCTCGCGAGCGATCTCTCCTTCGCCCGCGACTTGACGGCCGTCGCCGCGGTCTTCCCGGAGGGCCGCGACCTGTATCTCTTCGTCGATTTCTGGACGCCCCTCGAGGGCAACCCCGGAATCAGGGACCGCAAAGACGCCGGCGGCAAGTTCCCGGAATGGGCGGCGATCGAGGAACACGCGGAGAAGCCGCGATATATCAGCGCGACTCCCGGCGCCGTAATCCCGCTCGAGGCCGTCGCGGAGCGCCTCCGCTGGTACGACGAGACCTTCAACGTCCTGGGCTATGCGTACGACCGTTATCGACACAAAGACCTTGAGGACAAGCTCGCGGAGCTCGGCCTCGCGCCCCTCGTCGGGAAGATGATCGAACACCCCCAAGGATTCCGCCGGGCCGGCCTCCTGTATGACAAGCGCGGCAAGCCGATTATGAAGGAGGACGGCAAGACGCAGGCGGAGAATCCGTTGTGGATGCCGACCTCCGTCGAGGCCTTCGAGAACGCGATCCTACAGGCCCAGGAGGAGGGCGCGGAGACCCGGCTCCGCATCGCGATCAATCCCGTCCTCCGCTACAACGCCGCCTCGACCGTCACGCGCGAAGACCCTTCCGGAACGGGGGGTCGCATATTCACGAAGATTCGCGCTAAAGGACGGATCGACGGCGTCGTCGCCGGGGCTATGGCAATCGGCCTTGCCAAGGCGCCGCCGTTGCGTCGAAAGTCGCTCGACGGAATGCTCGCGCAGCCGGTGAAGGTCGGATGAATCCATTCTCGAGACTTTGGCGCCGGCTCACCCTCCGCTCTGGCGGAGCCTGGCGAGCCTATTTCGGCGGCGGGTCGGCCGCCGGCGAGAACGTGACGGTTGACTCGGCCCTCCTCCTTTCGGCGGCCTGGTCATGTATCCGGCTCCGGGCGCAAACAATCGGCTCGCTCTCCGTCGGCTTCTATGAGCGGAAGAGCGACGCCCAGGGCGGCCGCGTCGAGGCTCACGATCACGAGGTCGCGGAGCTCCTCCGGGAGAGCCCGAACGCCGATCAAACGCCGATGGAATTCCTCGAGGGCCTCGTCGGCTGTCTCGATCTCCGCGGCAACTTCTACGCCCGCAAGGCAATGAGCGGCCGGCGCGTGACGGCGCTCGAGACCATGTTTCCCGACTCGACGACCCTTCGCCGCGAGGGCGGCCGGATCGTTTACGACTGGATCGACCCGGACGGCCGGCGCGTCACCCTGCCGGAGGAGGAGGTCTATCACGTCAAAGGTTGGGGCCTGGGCGGCGCGACCGGCTTGTCGACGATCGAATTCGCCCGCGAGACGTTCGGCTCCGCCCTGGCCGCGCAAAAGTCGGCCGGCGGGATTTTCGCCTCCGGGATGCAACAGGCCGGGTTTCTGCAATCGGACGCGGAGCTTACGCCGCCGCAGCGTGATCAGCTTCAAAAGGTCATGGATGAATTTCACGGCTCGAAGAAGCCGGGGAAGATGATGATCCTCGAGGCCGGCCTCAAGTATCAGGCCCTCTCGCTCAAGCCCGACGACGCGCAACTCCTGGCGACTCGTCAATGGGACGTCGAGGAAATCTGTCGCTGGTTTCAGGTTCCGCCGATAATGATCGGCCACGCCTCACAAGGTCAAACCATGTGGGGAAGCGGCGTCGAGCAAATCATGCTGGCCTGGTTGACGACCGGCCTCCGCCCGACGCTCGTCCGCATTGAGCAGGCGACGAAGAAGCGGCTCCTCCGCCCGGAGGATCGCAAACGCTTCTATCCGGAGTTCAACGTCGAGAGCCTCCTCCGCGCCGACTCGGCCGGCCGGGCGGCGCTGTATTCGTCCGCCACGCAAAACGGATGGATGACCCGCGACGAGGTCCGCCGGCGGGAAAACCTGCCGGCCGTCGGCCAGGCCGGCGGGGGCGATATGCTCACCGCCCAGGCGAACCTTGTCCCGCTGGCCTTGCTCGGGCAATCTCCCGCCGCGGACGTCCAAGCGAGGGCGGCCTTCCGCACCTGGCTTGGAGTCGAAGATGGAAACCCGTTCGCAACACCGGACCCGGTTCACTAAGGGCGCCGAAGCCCGGATGATGCGCGTCCGGGATATGCCTCTCGAGCTCAAGGCCGAAGGCGACGGCTATCGGATCACCGGTTACGGCTCCGTCTTCGAGACGGTCGACTCCTACCGGGAGAAGGTCGCGAAGGGCGCCTTTGTCGCCTCCCTGGCGGAGCTCGCGTCGAAAGGCCGCAAGGTTCCTATGTTGTGGCAACACCGCAGCGCGGAGCCGATCGGCGTCTATGACGTCCTCCGCGAAGACGACCGCGGCCTTTACCTCGAGGGCGACCTCCTGAAAGGCGTTCAAGTCGCCGAAGAGGCCCGCATCCGCGCCCAGGCCGGCGCCGTTACCGGCCTGTCGATCGGCTATCTCGTGAAGGACTCCTCCTACGACGAGACGAGCAATATCCGGACCTTGAAGGAGCTCGAGCTCCTCGAGGTCTCCCTCGTGACCTTCCCCGCCAACGACGACGCCAGGGTCGAGGGCTTTAAATTCGCCCTTGGCAAGGGCGGCCGTCCAAGCGTAAGGGACTTCGAGGCATTTCTCCGGCGGGAAGCTGGAATGTCGAAATCGGCGGCCGCGACCATCGCTTCGCGCGGCTATACCGAATGGCTCCGGCGGGACGCTGGCGGCGAAGAAGCGGGTCTCGACCTGAAATCGGTCGCCGACGCCCTCCGCGATCTCCGCGCGACGGTCGAGGCGCCATAGCTCCCGAAGGGGGACTCCAATGCGTAAACTGCACCTGGCCGGCGCCGCGTCGCTCGCCGTTCTCTCCGCCCTGGCCGCCGATCAGGGTCACGCCTACGAGCGCGGCCGCAAAGACGACGCCGGCGGCGGCGACGGTCCCGAAGCGGCTCGCGAGCTCGTCCGGGAAATCCGGTCGATCAACGACAACCTGGCCGCCCGCGACGTTCGGATCGCCGCCGATCTCAAGGCCGCGAATGATCAGATCGCCGCGACCGGCGCGATCGCCGCCGAAACGAAGGCCTCGCTCGCCGCGCAAGCCGAAGCCGGCGCCGCGCTGCAAGCCCGGTTGACGGAGCTCGAGCAACGCGCCGCGCGCTCGACCTCCAACGACAACCGCAAGGGCGGACACCTTCTGTCGGCCGACGTCCTCGAGAGCCCGGAATTCAAGGCGGCCCTCGAGCGCGGCCAATCGTTCAAGGGTCAGGCTCAACACCGGATCAAGGCGACGATCGCGTCGACGACCGGCGGCGCCGACGGGGCCGCCGGCGATTTGATCCGGCCGGACCGCCTGGCGGAGATCATCGCTCCGCCCGATCGGACGATGACGATCCGGCAACTCATCCTGCCGGGCCGGACGAGCGGAAACGCGATCGAATACATCAAGGAGACCGGCTTCACGAACAACGCCGCGACGGTCGAGGAGGGCACCCTCAAGCCGCAATCCTCGCTGGCGTTCGATATCGAGACCGTCAACGTCCGGACCATCGCCCATTGGGTCCTGGCGACGAAGCAAATCCTCGACGACGTCCCGCGCCTGGCCTCCTACATCGACGGTCGCCTCCGCTACGGCCTGGCCTATGTCGAGGAGGCTCAACTCCTCCTGGGCGACGGCACCGGTCAAAACCTGTGGGGGATCATCCCGCAGGCGACGAATTTCGACAACGCCCGCTCCCAGGTCGGCGATACCGAAATCGACACGATCCGGCGCGCGATGACCCAGGTCCGGCTTGCCGAATATCGGCCGACCGGGATCGTTCTCCACCCGGCCGATTGGGAGCGGATCGAGCTCACCAAGACCGACGACGGCGCCTATCTGTTCGCCAACCCGACGGCCCTCGCCGGCCCGCGGCTGTGGGGCCTCCCCGTCGTCGAGACGCAGGCTATCCCGGAAGGCGAGTTCCTCGTCGGCGCGTTCAACATGGGCGCGCAACTCTTCGACCGCGAAGACACGGTCGTCGAGATTTCGACGGAGGACTCGGACAACTTCCGGAAAAACCTCGTCACGATCCGCGCCGAAGAGCGGCTCGCCCTGGCCGTCACCCGGCCGGAGAGCTTCGTCCACGGCGGATTTGACGGCCCGACCGGCTCCCCGTAGGGTCGGCGCGCTTTCGCTTGAACACTCAGGGCCGGGGGGCGACTCCCGGCCCTTCCCTTTGGAGCCTCCAATGAGCAAGCCGACGACCGTCACCGTCCGCGCCCTGAAAACCTTTCGCGGGATCGAGGGCCTCGTCCGCCGCGGCGACGTCTTCACCGTCTCGCCGGAGCGGGCGGCCGCCCTCGAGCGCGTGAAAAGCGTCGAGAAGTATTCCGACAAAATGGCCGCCGCGCCTGGGAACAAGATGCGGCCAGGGCCGGAGAACAAGGGCCGCCACGACCCGGCCGGCATGGTGGCGCAAAACGCCGGCGGCCTGGTGACGTTCGGCCCGGAGGGCGGCCGCCTCGAGGAGATCGGCCAGGAGGCGGACGAGGGAAACGCCCAGGGGGGCGAGCAATTCGCCCCGATTGGTTCCCCGACTGGCGAGGCCGGGACGTTGTCGTCATCGCCTCCGGGCCAAGCGCAGCGGAAGCCGCGCTCGAGCTCGTCGAAGCCCGCCGGCGGCCAGGAGCGCCCGAAGCGGGGCCGCCGCCAGCCGTCCTAGTCGTCAATGAGGCCTGGCGGCTCTTTCCGACCGCCGACGCCCTGTACGCTTGCGACGCCGCCTATTGGAAGGCGAAGCGCGGGGTCGCGGAGTTCGCCGGCCTCAAATTGACCGGGTCGGCCAGGGCGTCGGACCTCTTCCCCTTCCTCCGACTGTTCTCGATCGACCGCGGCGCGGACCTGGCGCGCTTCGACTCCTTCGGCGAGCTCGGCGACGGCGGAAATTCCGGATTTCAGGCCGTCAACGTCGCCGCTCAGTTCGGCGGGACGCGGATCGCCCTCGTCGGCTTCGATATGTCCCTCGAGCGCGGCTTTCACTTTCACGGCCGGCACAAGGGGCCGTTGAACAACCCGCGCGAGGCTCATCTAGGCCGTTGGCGCCGGGCCTTCGCCCAGGCCGCGCCGGTGTACGAAGCGGCCGGCGTTGAAATAGTCAACACGAGCGAGCATTCTCGCCTCGACGCCTTCCCGAAGATGACCCTCGAGGCCTTCCTCTCATGCTCACGACACTAACGCGCGGCCCGTTGCCGATCTCGATCGAAGACGCGAAGGTCGCGCTCCGCATCCGGCATTCGCTCGAGGACAACGTCCTCCGCCGCAAGCTCCGCGCCGCCGTCGAATACATCGAGACCCGGACGAACCGGCTTCTCAGCCCGTGCGATCTCGAGCTCGTCTTCGGCGACTGGCCGGAATGCACGAGCGAGCCGATCGAGCTCAAGGTCGCGCCGATCCGCGCCCTCGAGAGCTTCGAGTATCGCGACACCGCCGGCGATTGGGCGGAGGTCGACGAGACGGCCTTCTCCTGGCGCCGGACCGACGAGGGCGGCGAGGTCTTCCTCTTCTCGACCTTCACGGCGCCGGACCTGCATCCCGAACACCGGGACCGGGTCCGAATCCGCTTCTCCGCCGGCTATGAGGTCGGCGACGAGACCGGCGCCGCCGACGAGGCCGATTTGATAATCCCCGACAAGGCGATCGAGGCCGTCCTCCTCCTGGCCGGCCATTGGTTCGAAAACCGGGAGGCGTCGACCGACGTCGAGCTCGCCGTCGTCCCCCTGGGCGTGAAAATGCTCGTCGATCAGCTTCGGATTTACCGTTGAGCGGCCTTTCCCCCCTTCACGTTCGGGGCATGAAGGGACTCGGCGACAACCTGTATCAGCGGCCGTTCATTCGGGCGGCGGCCAGGTCGCGGGACGTCTATCTCGAGACGCCCTGGCCGGAGCTTTACGTCGACCTCCCGCGCGTCTTCCCGATCCGCACCGGGACGACCCTCCGGACGCAGCGGAAAAACGAGGAGCGCGCGGCCGCCCTGTATCGCGAGCCGCGGCGCGGTTGCTTCCTCCGCCGGGTCTCCTACGGATCGGCGGAGCTCCGCGTCGGCTCGATCATCCGCGCAATGGAGCGGAGCCTCCCCCTCAAGGGCGCCCCGCTCGTTATGGACGTTCCCCCGTCGATCCTGACCTCGCCGCCCCTGGCGGGGCCTTACGCCCTCGTCCGGCCCGTCACGCGCCGGCGGGAGTGGCTCAACCCGGCCAGGAACCCGCGCCCGGAGTATGTCGCCCAGGTCGCGGCCGATCTTCGCCGGCGGATGCCGGTCGTCGTCGTCGCCGACCTCGAGAGCGGCGAGGAGGAGCTCGAGGGCGCTCTCCCGCCGCATGACGTCGCGTATCTCCGCGGCGAGCTCGATCTCCCGGAGCTTCTCAGCCTGGCCGCCGGCGCCGAAGTGATCGTCGGCGGCGTCGGCTGGATTGTCCCCGCCGCGATCGCGCTCCGCCGGCCGGCTTTCGTGATCCTGGGCGGCAACGGCGGCCACAACGCCCCGGAGAAGATCACCGACCGTCGCCTCGACCTCTCCCGCCTGGCCTTCGCCATGCCGGACCATTTTTGCACCTGTGAACGGATGACTCACCCATGCGACAAGACGAATACGCGCCTCCCGCTGCAATGGGAGACGTTCTCGAGCCGAATCCTCTCCTCGAGCCCTTCGCTCGCGACTGCCTGACATGGTTCGCGGAGGCCGGCTTCGGTTACTTCGAGGTCCGCGGCGAGCATTACGACGAGGCCTATTTCGACCGCTACGCCGCCCAGGCCGGCGAGGGGATCGGCCCGCGCCTCATGGCCTGGCGTTGCGAGCTCGTCGGCTCCAACTGGCCGTATAGCGTCCTCGACGTCGGGATCGGCTCCGGCGCCTTCCTCGAGGCCCGCGACAAGGCCCGGCCGCCGACGCGGCGTCATGCCGACCTGGGCTTCGACGTTAATCCCGCCGGCGTCGCCTGGCTTAAGGAGCGCGGCCGCTTCGCCGACCTGTACGCCGAAGGCGGGACCGACGCGGCGACCTTTTGGGACGTCCTCGAGCATATCCGCCGGCCGGACCTGGCGCTCGCCCAGGTCAATATGAAGGCCTTTGTCTCCGTCCCGATCTTCCGCGACGTCGCGCACGTCCTGGCGTCGAAGCATTATCGACGCGATGAACATTTCTGGTATTGGACTCGCGCCGGCTTCATTCGCTTCGCGGAGGCTCAAGGTTTCGCGGTTCTCGACATATTGGCGACGGAAACGGCGATCGGGCGCGAGGACGTCGAGACGTACGTCCTCAAGCGGATTCGAAAGGCCTAAGACGATGCGCGTCAAGTTCCTGAAAACGACCAACTTCGGGCCGGGCGGCCGCCGCAACCGGACAACGAAGTATCTCGCCGGCCAGGAGGCGACGATCAGGCGCGAGGACGGCGACCGGCTCGTCCGCGAGGGCAAGGCCCAGGAGGTCGCGGCTCCCCGTCGGCCGGAGGCCTGATCATGGGCGCCGGCGCGCTGGAAACCCCTCTCCGGTTCGATATGCGGCCGCTTAACGGGTCCGACAAGTTCGGCCGCGGCGGCGGCGGCTGGACTCCCCGCGTCGACGTCGTCTTCGCTCACGTCCTGGCGAAGACCGGCGCGGAGGCGACCCTCGACGCCAGGCGCGAAGGCCGCCAGCCGTACGACCTGACTCTCCGCGCCGATGACGATACGCGGGCGATCACGATCGGCGATCGCGCCGTCGAGCTCGAGGGCGACGGCCGGGTCTTCAACGTGAAGAGCGTCGCGCCGCACCCGAAGCGCGCCGGATACCTCCTCCTCCTGGGCGAGACGGGCGGAGCGGCGGGGTAATGGCGCCGAACCGGTTTCGCGGGAAGAAGCAATTTCTCCTCAAGCTCGACCGGCTAAAGCCTGAAATCCGCCGGGAGATCGAGGCCGTCACCGAAACGAACGCGCGAGCGCATAACGCCCTCTCCGCCCAATTTGCGCCAATGGACGAGGGGACGCTCAAGGCCGATCACCACGTCGAGAGCTACACGCGCGGGACATTCATCCGCTGGCGATCGGTCGCCGGCTCCGACGACCGGGCCTTCTACGCCCGACACGTCGAATTCCTCCGGCAAGCCTATTTCTTCCCGGCATACCGCGCCCTCCGCCGGAGTTTCGCCCGCCGGCTCTCGCGCGGTTTCCGAAAGGCGATTAAGAGGGTCTTCCGATGAACAGCGACCCGACCCTTCCGATCCTCGAGGCCGTCGTCGGCGCCCTTCGCACCGCGCCGGAGATCGAGGCCGCCTTCGCCGTCGAGGGCGCGACCCTGGCCGTATGGTCGGAGGTTCCGGCCGGCGATCAGGACGACGGCGCCGGCGGCTATCCATATCTTCACGTCGCGGAGCTCCAAGTCGTCGGCGAAGAGCCGATCTCGATCGACGGAGAGCTCGTCGACGACCCGTCGGAGGTCTTCGTAACCGTTCGCGCCAAATCGCGGCCCAGGAGCGCGGGCGACGACCCGGCCGGCGGCAAGCCGGAGGCGGCGCGACTGATCGGCGCGGCTCGAGGCGTCCTGACCGCGCTCGCGGCCCTTCCCGACGGCGAAGACGGGACCGGCTTTCGGATTGTGCTTTCCGAAATGCGTGATAGTCGCCATTTTACCGACTCGGACGGGGTCACGGCGACAAGCGTCGCGACCTTCCGTTTCGAGGTTGAACCGGCGGAGGCCTGATCGTGGCAACAATCAAATATGCGGCGGGGACGAAGCTCCTCGTAAAGTTGGGCGACGGCGCCTCGCCGGAGACCTTCACCCATTACTGCACCGTCAACGCGGAGCGGGAATTCTCCCTCGAGGCGAACGTTAACGAGGACGTCGTCCCCGACTGCGACGACCTCGAGGCGCCCGGTTGGGTCAGCCGCACCGTCGCCAGCCTGTCGGGCACGATCACCGGCCAGGGCATGTTGAATACTCCGGACTTCCCGGAGTTTTGGGCGTTCCTCGTCGAGGGCGTCTCGCGTAACTGCCAGGTCGTTCTTGACGTCGAGGCCGACGACGGCGGCTCGATCGTGGAGGGCCGCTTCCTCCTGACGACTCTCAGCATGAGCGGCAACCGCGGCGAGAAGATGCAAGGGGCGATCACGCTCCAAAGCGACGGCCCGCTCGAGCTCGTCGCCAACGAATAGGCCTGACGAATGCCGATCGGCCGCGTTGCCTTTCCCTTCGGGGACGGCGCCTATCTTTTCCGCCTCGACTTCGGCGGCGTCCGCGAGCTCCAACGGCTCACGGACGCCGGTCCGCTTGTGCTGCACCGCCGACTCCTTCACGGCCAATGGATGATGGACGACGTCCGCGAGACGATCCGGCTCGGCCTGATCGGCGGCGGCCTGGGGATGCGCGGCGGCCTGGTCGGCGAGGACGGCGAGCTCGAGGGCGGCGTCGAGGTAAAGGTAACGCCAGCGATCGCCGCGGCCCTCGTCCGCTCCTACGTCGACTCCTACGCCGCCCCGGAGCTCGACCCGGACGGCGAGCTTCCGCCGGAGGAGAGCAAGCCGCTCCCCTGGACCGGCTCCTCGATCCTCGCCGCGCAAATCCTCGCCGCCGGGCTTATGGGCCTGAAAGACGAGGAGCTCGGTAAAAAAAAAGCCGGCCCTCCGGACGACCTGACGACGAGCTCCCAAACGGAAAGCTCAGATTCGGACAGGTCGCCGCCGCCTTCGCCGACCGGGGAATAACCGGCCCGGCCCTTGACCGACTGTCATTTTATGAGGTCTTCGCTATCCTCGAAGAGTGGGCGCCGGAGGACTCCGGTCCGTCCGCGCCGACGCCGGAGGAACACGACGCGGCCGTCGCAAAGTGGGGTTAGACCATGCCGACCGGTGAAGAGCGCCTCGTCCTCGAAATGTCGGCCGATCTCAAGCGGTTCGAAAAGCAACTCGACCGCGCGAACACCGTCGCAAATCAGCGCCTGACCCGCATCGAGCGCGACTTCGACAAACACGCCCGGAGGATCGCCTCGCGCGCCGGCGGCATGGCCGACGACGTCCGGAGCGCGATCGCGACGATCGCCCTCGCCGCCGCGATCCGGGAGGTCGCCCAATACGCCGACGCCTGGACGCGGGCGCGCAACTCCCTCCTGGCCGCCGGCACGGCCGCCCAGGACGTCGGCCAGGTTCAAGACCGGATTCTCGATATCGCCCAGGAGACCCGGTCGGAGTACGCCGCGACGGCCGGCCTTTACGCGAAGCTCCTCCGCTCCTCGAAGGAGCTCGGCGCCAGCGAGCTACAGGTCGCCAGGGCGACGGAGACCGTCAACAAGGCCCTGGCGACGGGCGGCGCGTCCGGGACGGAGCGGGCGGCGGCGATCCTGCAACTCTCGCAAGGCTTGGCCTCCGGCGTTCTGCAAGGCGACGAGCTCCGGTCGATCCGCGAAAATTCGACCGTCCTCGCCCAGGCGATCGCCGACGAGTTCGGCGTCACGATCGGGAAACTTAAGGAGCTCGGCGCCGAAGGGAAGCTCACGGCCGACCGGGTCTTCGCCGCGATCCTCAAGTCGTCGGAGGCCGTCGACAAGGCCTTCGCGAAGACGACGCCGACGATCGAGGACTCCTTCACCCGCCTGCAAAACGCGGCAATCCAATACGTCGGCAAGCTCGACGCCGCGACCAGCGCGTCGGAGAAGTTCGCCGGCCTGGTGACGCTCGTCGTTAACAACCTCGACCTTCTCGTCGACGCCTCCGTCGTCGCGGCGACCGTGATCGGCGGCGCCCTGGCCGGAAAGGCGATCGCCTCCCTCGTCGTCGGCTCGATCAGCGCTGCCCGCGCCCTGGGGATCACGACGGCGGCGATTCAGGCGATGGGGGTCCGGGCCGTCGCGACGACGGCCCTCGCCCGCGGCCTGGCCGGCGCAATGGCCCTCCTGGGCGGCCCGGTCGGGATCGCGATCGCCGCGACCGCGATCGCCTTCGGCGCCTACGCCCTGGCCGTCGAGAAGTCGAAGCAACCCTCGAAGGAGTTTTCCGACGCAACCGACGTCCTGACCGCGGCCCTCGACGATTACGAAGAGGCCGCCATGAAGGCGGCGACGGCGACCGGGAAAGAGGCGGAGGAGCTTCGCAAGGCGGCGGAGCGCAAGCGCGAGGCGATCATCAAAGCCCGCGAACACGCGGCCGCCCTCCTGATCGAGGCCCGCGCTCACCTGGCCGTCGTCGAGGCCGCCAACGCGGAGACGGTCCGCAAGGGCTTCGACCCGGAAGGCTACGCCGGCCAGGCCGCCGCGATGGGCGTCCGGGAGAACAAGGCCCGCGCCAACGCCGACGCCGCCGCGAAGGCCGTCGCCACGGCCGACCGCCGCCTCGCGCAGATCGACGCCGAAATCAAAAACCTTGGGAAGGGTACGGCGGCGATCGCGCCGACGAAGCCGACCAAGGGCGGCGGCCGCTCCGGCGGCAAGTCGAAGGAAGACCTCGCCGCCATGCGCGAGGAGCTCCGCCTCCGGGCCGCCCTGGACGCAGCGGAGGCCGCCGGCAATATCGAGGAGCAACGCCGCCTCGAGCAAGCCCTCGACCTCCGCTCGCGCATTGATCAGTACCGCGACGCCGGCCTCTCGAAGGAGGCGGCGACGACTCAGGCCTTGAAGGATCAATCGGCGATCGTCGACGGCCTGGGCGACGCGACCGCGCGCCGCGCCGCGATCATGGGCGACGAGATTCAGCTTCAAGCCTACCAGATCGCCGGCGAGGTCGAGCTCGAGCGCGCCCTCGAGCGAAAGCTCGCCCTCGAGGATCGGATTCAGCAATACCGCGAGCTCGGTTACGACACCGTCTCCGCGACCGAAATCGCGACGCGGGAGATCGCCCGCCTCGACAAGGCCCGCGCCGCCGCCTTCGCTATGTACCTCGAGGACGAGAAGCTCGCGCATGAGCTCCGCCTCGCCACCCTGGCGAACGATAAGGAGCGGGTCCGCCTCCTCGAGCGGGAGGTCGCGATCCGGGAGCGGGCGCGGACCCTCGAGGAGAGCGGCGGCCTCTCGAAAGGCGACGCCCGGAATCAGGCGACCGTCGCCGTCGGCGAGGAGGAGCGCGCGGCGATGCGCGGCCTCTTCCGCGAGACCTTCCGCGACGGCGTCAAAGCCGCAATGGACGGCGACCTCTACTCCTACCTTTCCGGGAAGGTCGCCGACTTCTCCGCCGACGTCCTGGGCCGGAGCCTCGACGTCCTGGCGGACTCCCTGTTCGATTATCTGTCGAAAGAGTTTCCGGGTCTGTTCGATTTCGCCGACGACGCGCTCGGCGCCGAAGCCGGCGCGGCGACAATGGCGCAGGCGATATCGTCGGCGGGGACGGCGGCCGGCTTCGAGATCGCCGGCGCCGTCACGGCGGCCGGGACGACGACCTCGACGGAGCTCTCCGCCGTGATCGTCACCGCCGGCGGGACGGCGGCCTCGAGCATGGGCGCGGCGATCGTCGCGGCCGGCCAGCAGGCGGCGGCGGCTATGGCGGCGGCGATCTCGAGCGCGTCGGCGACGAGCTCGACCTCGAACGCCATATCGACGGGGGCGACCTCCTTCGCGGGCGCCAGGGCCGGCGGCGGCAATATCCGGAAGGGAGGCCGCTACCTCCTCAACGACCGCGAGCCGGTCGTCCCGACGACGCACGGGACCGTTTTCTCCGCCGGCGCGATGAAAGGCCTCGCCAACCTGGGCCGCCTCGCCCAGGAGGGCCGCGGTATGGGCCGCGCCGCGCCGGTCTCCGTCCAAGTCGTCAACAACACCGGAGTCGCCGCCGACGCCCAGGTCGAGCGCCAGGGCGACGGCGGAATGAAGATTTCCCTTGAACCGCTCGCCGATCAAATGGTCGAAGGGCAGGGTCGGAGCGGCAACCTCCGGAAGGCGCTCAACCGGTCGCCGCAGCCCAGGAGACGCGGCTAGATGGGAAATCAGCTTCTCAACGCGACCGGCCTCGACACCGTCGCCGATTGGGAGTCGTCCCTGGGCGGCGAGCTCTCCGTCGACGAGGCGATCATCGGCGCCCCTGGCCGGCTCGTCCTGGGCTCGAGGCTTCAAGGCGTCGCGAAGGGCGATCGCGTCGACCTGGCGACGTCAACGGTCGCCGTCTCGATCGGCGAGCTCCTCGAGGTCTCGTGTTTCTACGCCGCCGGCGAGGGATACCCGACGCTCGAGCTCGAGATCGTCGACGGGACCGGCGACGGCGATCGCGTGACGGCGAAGCAAATCCTCCCGACGCGGCCGGCCAGGGCGGCGGGGCCGTCCCGCGGCGTCGCCTCGACCTTCGCCTTCGCGTATCAGCGCCTCCGGGCGCCGGCGACGGGTCACGCGCGGCTTAGGACGGTCGCCACGGCACACCGCGCCGGCGACGTCGCCGCCTACATGCTCCGGCCCTTCCTCGACGTCGGCGGCCTTCCTCGTGATCGCCAGCTATGGGCGGCCGGCCCGCATTCGAACCCGGACCTCTCCCTCGAGGCCTGGCCGTCGACGCTCCCGCCGATCTCGCCCTCGACCTGGGCGGCCGACCCGACGCCGACGCGCCGCGGCTTCACCGGCGACTCCGGCGTCCCGCACTACACCCGCAACACCCGAAACCGCCGCTTCACCGGCCGCGGCTCGATGCAACTCGACGCGCTGCAACGCGACGAGCTCGAGCGTTTCTTCCGGGAGGCGTCGGAGCCGTTCTATTTCCTCCGGCCGGACACGCACGAGCTTTGCCGCGCCCGCTGGACAGACGCGGAGCCGAAGGATAGCGGAGTCCTCCCCGGCGAACGCCGGACAATGGTCGAGCTCTTCCTCGAGGTCGTTTAGATGCGAGATATCGACGAGGACTTCGTCCGCTCCGCCTTCGCCGAAACCGGCGACCCGACGGCCGTCCTCATCACCTTGAACGGCGGCGGAATGCCGGAGCCGATCCGGGTCTCGAGCGATCCGGACGGCGTCACGAGCAACGGCGTCGACTTCGTTCACTTCCCCTTTTCCTTCACCGGCGCCGGGTCGGCCGGCGACGAGATCGCCAAGCAAGCCCGCCTCGAGATCGGCAACGTCGACGGGCGGATCGGCCAGCAAGTGCGACTCGCCGAAAGCCGGCTCACGATCGACGTTGACGTCGTCCGCCTGGCCGACCCGGATACGATCGACCGGCTCCTCGAGGGCGCGGAGATAACCGATATCGAGATCGACGACCCGAAGATTACGGGGACGATCAAGCCGCGCGAGTTCTCGTCGGAGCCCGCTTGCGCGGCGCGATATACGATCTTCCGGACGCCGGGCCTGTTCACAAACACCCTTGGCCGCGCCGACGGGACGCCGACGACGCCTCCTCCGACGCCAGGCGGCGGCGGCGGCGGATCGACCGCGCCGACGTTGGACTTCACCGCGACGGCGAATTCGGGTTATCTGGCGCTCCTCTAGGAGCCCGCCGCCATGCCGACACCCGATACGCTCGACGTCAAAGACGCCGCCAATGTGACGCAGACGATCGGCGCCCCGGCCAGGCGGACGGACGCGAAGGAGCTCAATCCCGACGCCACATCGGGGAGCGAGGTCTCCTTCCTCCGCGGCCTCCTCGATCGGATGATCGCCGTCCTCGCCGCCCTGCCGGCCAGCCTTGGCCCCAAGGGTCCGACGGCGAGCCTCTCCGTCGTCCCCTCGACGGATCAAAACCCGATCCTCGACCATGCGAACGCCGTCGCCGTCACCGTGACGACGAGCTCTCACGCGACGACGACGCCGATCCTCACCGTTCCGGCCGGGTGCTACTTCGTCCGGGTCGTCTCCGACGCCGATTTCTTCCTCCGGACCGACGGCACGAATGCGACGACCGGCGCCGGGACCGTCCGCGTCGTCGCGAATGTTCCGGAGGTCTTCCCGGTCGCGCCGGCCGCCGACCTCAAGGGATTGACCGCGAGCGGCTCCGCGGCCGTGCGCGTCACGCCCTATAAGGCCCGCTGATCATGGGGCCGGCGTTCGCCAGGATGGGACGGCCGAAGGGCCTCCTCACGATCGGCCGCGTTCAAACCGCCCTCACCGCCGCCGTTGTCTGGATACTCGCCGGGGGCGTATGGAACGACTCCGGCGTTTGGGATGACGCCTCAGCCTGGATTGACTGAACATGAAGTCGACGATCGCCAACGGAGCAAGCGGGGCAACGGTCCGGGCCGCGCTAAATGCCATGTTCGACGAGCTTTACGGGACTTGGGCCTCCTTCGTCGCCGGCCGCTGGTATGGCACCGTTCAAGCCGGTATCTACGCCGCCGGTAGCGCGTCGGCCGCCAACTCGATCAAGCTCTATCCGTTTTTCCTCCGCGACGGCGCGACGATAAGCGACCTCGCGGCGCATGTGACGACGCTCGCCGCCGCCGGCAACTTCTCGCTGGCGATCTATGCCAACGATCCGGCGACCATGAGGCCGACCGGAAACGCCCTCGCCGCAACCGGCTCGATCAGCACGGCGGCGACGGGCGAGATCAGCGCGGACATTACCGGCTCCGACGTCACCCTCGCGCCCGGCCTCTATTGGGCGGCGATGAACAAAGACAACGGGACGGCCGTCTTCAAGATTCCCGCCCTCACGTCCGCTTTTCCCGGTTGGCTCCTGGGATCGGCGACCCTGGCGACGGCGACGAACGGCTCGACGAGCACGATCACGCATATCAGCACACCGCAGGCTTACGGCACTTGGCCGGACCTGACCTCGGCGACCTTCACCGAAGCCGGCGGGAGCTCTCAATTCGGCGCGCTATGGTTCAAGGTTTCGGCTATCCCATGACGCCGGCGGCCCAGGCCGCGCGCTTCGTCGGCGTCCCTTACGTCCTCCTGGGCGACGATCCGGTCGCCGGTTGGGACTGCCGCGGTTGCGTCCGCCACGTCCGGCGAGAGGTCTTCGGCCTCGAGAGCCCAGGCTTCGAGAACATCGGATATCGGCGCGACGAGGCCGCTTGTGTCGAGGACGTCGAGCGCCTCATGCTGATTCAGCGCGTCGCCTGGCGGGAGGTCGAGACGCCGATCGCCGGCGCCGTCCTCCTCTTCCGCTACTTCGGGCGAGACTGTCACGTCGGCCTTGCGCTAAACCCGGCGGAGTTCATTCATTGCCTAATGGGCCAGGAGACGACAATCGTTCGTCTCGAAAACTGGCGGCGGAGGCTTCGCGGCGCATATGTCACCCTCGACTGAAATCGACGTCGTCGTCGCTCCGGCGCCAATGTCGCCGAAGATTCACCGGATGGACTCGCTCGAGGGCCGTCCGATCGCGGCGATCATTGTCGCGGCGATCCGCGGCGGCCTGCTCTCCGCCTCCGACCTCCCGAACCTGGCCGTTTACGTCGACGGCGTCCGCCTCGAGCGCGCGACCGCTTGCGACTATGTCCCGCGCCGCGGCCAGGTCGTTAACCTCTCCGTCGAGCCGCAAGGCGGCGGCCAGGGCGGCGGCGAGAAGAATTGGCTTCAAATTATCCTGCAAGTGATCGTGACGATCATCGCCTTTTGGATCGGCGGCCCGACGGGCGCCCTCGCCGGTCAAAGCCTATGGGTCCGGGCCGGCGCGGCGGCGATCTTTCAGGTCGCCGGGACATACGCGATCAATGCGGCCTTTGCGCCGAACAACGACCGCCTTCGCGAGGGGAACGACTCCCGGCCGCTGCAATCGGCGACCAATCGCTTCCGCCCGCGCTCGCCGATGCCGCTCGTCGCCGGCTCCGGCCGGACCGCCTTCGATATCGCCGCGATGCCGCTCACGAAAAACAAATGGCGGCCGCGCGACATTTGGGGCCGGGACGACGGCGGCGAGGTCTGGCTTCATATCATCTTCGGCGTTCATTACGGCCCTTGCACCGTCGAGGATATCAAGCTCGGGGAGACCCTCCTCGCCGACATAGACCCGCTCGATTACTCGATCGAATACAAGCTCGCGCCGGGGCCTTACGCCTCTAACCTCTTCGCGGATGACGTCGTTCAAGACAACTTGCAAGATCAGCTAGAAGTCAAAATGAATGACTCTCAGCCGCAGCTTTACGAGACGCACACCGCGCCGGGCTTCGTCGAGACGCTCGAGCTCGATTTCACTTGGCCGCGCGGCCTGAAATACAACAAGGAAAACGGGAGCATCCTTCGCCAGCAAGTGCGGCTCTTTATCGAGGTCGCCCCCTCCTCGACTGGCGAATTCGAGCCGGCCATTCTCGCCGGCGGCCCGTTCCTCGATCGCCTGGGGCATGAGCTCGACGAGGGATACGTCGAGATTTCCGCCCGGACCAACGACCCGATATTCCGGACGGTCGCGATGGACGTCGATCCGCTCGAGCAATACACGGTCCGGGTCTCCGCCTTCAATCCCGACGGCTTCGAAGACGACGCCACCCTCTCGACGCATGAGACCTATTGGACGGCGCTCCGGGGGATCAATTACGGGTCGCCGATCCTCGACGAGCAACTCTCGACGATCACCCTCGCCATTCGCTCGAGCGAAGACCTCAACGGCTCCCTTCCGACCGTGACGGGAATCGTTACGCCGATCATCCCGGTTTGGGACGGCGAGACTTGGGACAACGAAGAGCCCTCCGGCAACTTCGCCGCCTTCGCGCGTTGGCTCGTCACCGGGCCGGCCGCCGCTCGCCCGCTGTCGGCCGGCCAGGTCGACGCCTCCTTCGCGGAACAATACGACCTGATCGAGGCCCAGGGCTGGACCGGTTGCTTCGAGATTTCGGACGAAATGACTCAGGAGGAGGCGATCCTCCGGCTCGGCATGGCCGGCCGCTTCCTCACCTATTGGAGCGGCCGCGCGCTCTGCCTCGTCCCCTCATGGTCGAGGGAGGCGCCTCGCCAGGTCTTCACCCTCCGCAACGCGAGCGGCTATCGCTACCGGAAGACCTGGCCGGCGCCGATTCACGCCGTCATGGTCGAATATCGGAACCTCGAGGGCCAGGATGAAGAGGTCTTCGTCTATACGCCCGGCTACACGGTCGCGAATGCCGAATTGATCGAGACGATCCGCCTCGAATTCCGCTGCACCTTCGAGCGCGCCTGGCATGAGGGCCGCCTCTACTATCTCCGCCGGCTCGAGCAAACGGAGGTCCACGAATTCAGCGCGGGATGGGACACGATCGCGACGACCTTCGGCGATCGCGTCCTATGCCGTCACCCCTCGACCCTGTACGGCCTCGAGGACGCCAGGGTCGCGGCGCGGCGTTGGGCCGGCGGCCTGATCTCCGGCCTCCGCCTCGACTCTGAAATCGTCATGGAAGAGGGCAAGAGCTACGCCCTCGACGTCCGCCGGGTCGATCGTGTGATCCGCGGCGTCCCCCTGATCACGACGCCGGGCGCGACGAAGGAGGTCGTCTTCGACACGCCCAGGACGGAGGAGGACACCCCGGAGGCGGGAGACCTCGTCGTCTTCGGGGAGGTCGAGATCATTACGGAAGACCTCGAGATCGTCGATATCGAGCCCTCGTCGAATGGCGCGACGATCCGCGCCCTCCGCTACATCGGCGACCTGATCGAGGCGGCGGAGGCGGAGGAGGTTCCGGACAACGCCGGGCCGCCCCTCAACGAACCCGGCCCGCCGCCCGTCCCGCGGATCATTTCGACCGGCGGCAATCCGGACGACGGCGCCTTCCTGCTCTGGCAAATCGACCCGAAGCGCGGCTCGCCGATCCGCGGCTTCGAGGTCGAGTGGAGACGCGACGAGCCGGACGGCGGACCGGTCAACCCCTGGCGGACGATCGGGCCTTTCGGGAGCCGCATCCGTTGGGCGAAGACCGGCCCGCTCGAGGCGTACCTCGGCGAAATGGAAGAGGGGATCGACTGGTATATCGACATGCGCGTCCGGACGATCATCCGCGACGGCCAGTTCTCCGAATGGGCGCAAGTCGAGGATATCCATATCAACCGCTTTGTTCCGCGCCCGCCTGGGCCGGTCTTCCCCGGCGGCGGCGGCGGCGGCCGGCCGACCTATCCCGGCAACGACGCCGGCGGCCTGGACCCGGCCGACGGCCCAGGTCCGGATTTGCCGGTTCAAGACCCTTGGATCGAGGTCGAGGAGGAGCCGATCCGCGAGGGCGCGATCCGCTTCCTCGACGTCGAATACAAGGTCGTCACCCTCGAGCTTTTCGAGACCGGAAGCACGGGGAGCAATTACGGCGACGAGGAAGGTTGGCGGCCGGCTATGCAGCTTCCGGCGAACGATCCTCGCGGGAGCTTCCGAGTCCACGGCCCGGCGACCTATGAAATCCGGACCCGCTGGCGGACAAAGGACAACTTCCTCTCCGACTGGACTTACGGAAACACGATCGACGTTCCGGCGAGCCAATACAACACGGAGGCGATTACGGAGGCGGCGATTTCGCAGCTTAACGCGATCTTCGAAGACGATCAGATCGTCGCCCCGAATGCTTCCTCGACCGGCGTCCTCCTCCTCGAGTTCTCGATCGCCGTCGAGACGGGCGGCGTCATTGTGATGACCGACCTCTTTTACGAGGTTTCGGCCGGCCAGGATTCCGACTTCCTGCTCTACGTCGACGCCGAATACGCCGGCGGCTCGAGCCCGACCGGCTTCGCCCGGAAGGTCATCCTCCGCACGGCTGAATCCGGGACGACGAAAGACACCTTCGCCTTTAACTATCTCGACCCGGACCTCGCGCCCGGCGAGCATACCTTCCGGCTCTATCTCCGGAATTCGTCCGGCTCGACGATGCGGATCAATGAGCGGAACATGATCATTATGGAGCTCAAGCGATGACCGGCTCGACGGGATCGGAAAGCGGCGGCCTCCTCGAGGATCGGATCGCCAGGCGCTTCGCCCTGTACGACCTCGAGACCGGCCGCGTCCGCGCCAGGATCGAGGCGCCGCCGGCCGTCGCGGAGCTTAACCTCCGGGTCGGCGAGGCGCTCCTCGAGATCGGCTCGAGCCTCGTCCCCGAAGAGACCTATATCCTCGACGACGCGCCGACGGAGAGGCCCGTCCTCGAGTTCACGATCGACGGGACCGTTACCGTCGGCGACCTGGCCGTCCTCGAGCTTCCGGTCGGCGCGGAGGTCCGGATCGGCCTCAACGGCGATACGGCGACGATCGACGAGACGGGCGCGCTCGAGCTCGAATATGTCGAGCCCGGCCTTCAGGAGCTCGAGATCAGGGCTTTTCCATACAAGACGGCGCGCGTCGTGATCGTCGTCGAGGAGGCGTGACGCTCTCGACATAGCGACCGCGTCGCGTCAAACATCGGCGGCCAATCGTGGAGTCCCCGATGCAACCCGGCCGCTACGACATTTCCGCCCGCCAGAATATCGACCTCCGGCTCCCCCTGGGCATGACGGAGTCGCCGTCGGGCCTGCCGATTCCCGTCACCGGTTGGACCTTCCTCATGCAAATTCGGCGGGAGGCCGGTGAGCCTGGCGATCCGCTGATCGAAATCTCGAGCGAGGGGAGCTCCGGCGGCGACGGGATTATCGTCACCAACGCCGCCGGCGGGACGTTCGAAATCCGGATCACCTGGGAAACCCTGGGCGCGGAGGAAATCCCGGCCGGCCGCCTGGCGTACGACCTGATAATCGACAAGCCGGACGGCGAGCGCGCCGGCGTCATCTTCGGCGACTTCATCGCCAAGCCGGGAGTCACCGTCGAATGAGCGGGATCGAAGTCACGGTCGACGAGAGCGGCCAGGTAAAGGTTAACGTCGGCGGAGGCGAGCAAGCGGCGGCCGCGGCGGCGGCGGCCTATCAAGCGGCCCTCGCCGCTCGAGACGCGGCGATCGCGGCGGCGGAGGCGGCGGCAACCGCGGCCGACGGCGTCCCCGCCCAGGCGGCGGCGGCGATCGCGGCAATCGAGGCCGCCCTCGAGCAACTCGCCGGCGCGACGGCAATCCTCGACGCCGCCAACGCGGCCAAGGTCGCCGCCCAGGCCGCCGCCGCGGCTTCGGCCTCGAGCGCCTCCGACGCGGACGCCGACCGGATCGCCGCGCAAACGGCCAAGGCCCAGGCCGAAACCGCCCAGGGCGCCGCCGTCACCGCCCAGGGCGCGGCGGAGGACGCCCAGGAGGCCGCCGAAGCCGCGGCCGACACTGTCGCCGCCGTCCCGAACCTCGCGACCTTCCTCGGCACGATCTCGACGACCGACGTCCTCCCGCCCGGCGTGACGGAGGCGGACTTCGACGCGGGGAACCGGATCGGATTCCAGAAAGAAACCGACGGTCGTCACGTCTTCACGCGGGCGAAAGTGATCGGCGACCTCAACGACGTCTCGATCGGGGACGTCCTCGACGGCGCCGCCGCCGGCCTCCGCAACGCCCTTATGGGATCGGTCGCGCGATCGCCCTTCGACATTGGCGTCCTCTCCGCCGGCGGCCAGTCAAACGGCGAGGGCGCCGACTCCGACCCGGCCGTCTCCGTCGAGGAGGTCGAGGGCCTGATCATGCTCGAGGCGCCCAGGATGCGGCACGTCCCGACGCTCGACCGTTTCACGACCGGCTTTAACCCGGCGATCGAGGTCGATTACAACGACGGCGGCGGCAACGATTGGGGCGAGGAGCCCTCCTTCGGCGCGAACGAAATCATCATGGATATCCGCGCGAAGCTCGGCTCGCCCTACAAGGTTCACCGTCAACGACAACTCGTGATCAATTACGGCCAGTCTTCGACGCAGCTTTCCGGCCTCAACTATCCCTCCGGACCCTGGACGTTGCGCGAGGCTTGCGCGACGGAGATCGCCCGCCTGGCCGACCTCGAGGGCCTCTCCGCCGGCGAGCTCGCGGAGATTTGGGGACAGGGCGCCTCAAACTACGATTTCGGTTGGACGAAGGCGGCATGGAAGGGCGGCCTCCTTCAACGCGCCGACGATATGCAAACGCGCATTCGGCCGATCTACGGCCAGAAGGAGCCGATTTATCTCCTCATCATCAATAACCATCACTTCCCGTCGAGGCATAGCGTCGACGATCCTTACGGCTCCGAAGCCGAGTCCGAAGCGGCGGAAGAGCATGACTTTATCCGGATCGTCGGGACTCAATATTCAATGTTCGGCGAGGTTGGGACGTCTCACCATAGCAACCGCGAGTCTAAAATCCTGGGCGCGATGGGCGGCGTCGCGGCCTTCAACCTTCAATTCCTCAAACAGGATTGGGACAACTTCCTCCCGATCTCTGTCACGGCCGCCGCCTCCGACCTGATCAAGGTTTCATATCGGAACGTCGCCGGCCTGGCGCTCGCCTGGGATTACGCCGAAGTCGTCGCGCAAGTCGGCTCCGGCTTCCGGCCGTTCGACGGAACCTCGAACGCGGAGCTCGCCCAAAAGGCGCACCCCTGGATTGACGGCGACGACGTCTATATTCGCCTCGTGAACACGATCGACGCGAACACCCGGCTTCACTACGCCGCCCGGACCTGGGGGGGGAACCTCTGTCGCAAGCCGACAAACCCGGTCTATGAATACGAGATCAACGTCGACGGCGTGATCGAGCCCGTCCGCCGTTGGGCGACGATCTTCAATAAGCCGGTTGTCTAGGAGCCTCCCCGAATGACCCTTCTCGGCCTCAAGCGCAAAGCCGGAGACGGCCCGGCTCGCGTCGAGCTCGAGGGCGATCGCGCCCTCCGCTGCATCCGAAACGACGAGCTCGAGGTCCGCGGCCTCGACCGTTACGTCTTCGTCCTGATCGAGGGCGACAAGAGCCGCGAAATCACCGAAGCGGAGGCCGACGCCCTCCTCGACGCGGAGGATTAGAAATTGACCGGGATCGCTTACAAACCTTCGGGCGCCGACTTCGATATCAACGCCGGCGACTCCTGGCTCGCCGACCGCGAGGGCTTGATCCTCGAAAACCGCTTCGGCGGATCGGCGGCCAGCCTCAAGAATTGGGCGGACGGCGGCGTCGATGGCGTCGCGGAGGGCGCGCTCGTGTTCGGCGCGAACGACGTCACCCTACAGGGCAACGCCGCGCCCAATAACCGACGGATCAATACCGGCGTCGTCGTCCCCGCCGGGATGCCTGGCGTCACCTTTTGCGGGGCCTTCACGAAGGGCGGCGCGATCGCGATCCTCGAGTCCGTCTATGTCTCCGGATCGACCTATCGAACCGGATTCCGAAACTCCTCGACGACGGTCGCCCTCGCGATCGCGGAAATCTCCGGGATGCCGACTCTCGCCTGGCCGGCGGATATCGGCTCGAAAATGCTTTGGGTTTGCGGACACGCGCAGCACAAGGGGTTTACGATCCTTCAAATGGGCCTCGACGGCGATCGGCTCGCGACGACCCTCACGTCGCCCGGCGGCCCTGGCGACGCCGCCGTCTCCGCTTCCGCCCTCACCGGGACGCCGACCCGCTTCCCAATCCCCGGCTCTGGCGAATTGTGGTACGCCCGCGAAGGCGGCGGCGCCGGGACCGCAAAGGCCGGCTTCGGCGCCGTCCTGGCCGACGCCAAGTCTTACGACTGGAAGCTCGAGAGCTATAAGCGGGCCTTCGCGATCCTCGGCTCCGGCGTTCTCCGGTAGCTATCCGGGGTTTTCATCCGTTACGGGAATCCTGTATGCGTCGGCTTGCCACACCCCGGCGGCCTCGAGGAGTAGCTTTTCAATGTCGCCGGCGATGATCTCCGTCCTCCTGAATGCGCTCGTCTTCCTCGTCGGCCTCGCCCTTCAAGGGATTCTCCTGGCCTTCATGCTCGGCAAGATGAAGGGCGCCCAGGAGTCTTTCGCCGCCCAAATCGGAAGCCTGACGGACGCCGTCAAGATCGTTCAAGCCGCGCTCCACGCGAGCGGCGAGAACGCGGCGGCGACGGCCGTCCGGACCGCCAACCTCGAGAAAATGGCGACGACGGTCGATAAGCTGAACGAGGCCGTTATCGAAATGCGCGCGGTCTCCGCGCTCGAGCGCGGCCAGATCAAGAGCGATCAGGAGAAGATTCATCGCGACCTGGCGAGCCTCAACCGCCAGCTTGGGACGCTCGTCGCGGAAGGCCGGGTTAGCAACTTCTCGCCGACCGGCGGCACCGGTTGACGGTTTCGCCTGCCTGGGCGCAATCTCCCGCCCCATGAGCTCCGCCGCCACCGCCCCGCCCGTCACCCTCGACCCGCAAGACCCGCTCCCGGAGTCGAATTGGGTTCCGCGCCGCTGGTACGTCTTCCCGACGACGGGCGCGCTCCTCGTCCTCATGTTTTTGCAGATCGAGGCGAAGGGCGATCTCCTTTGGCTGGCCGTCTGCCTGATCGTCGTCGTCTTCTGCTACCTGATCGCCCCGTCGGCGGAGCAAGCGGCCAAGGTCATTGCGGCCGCGTCCGCCTTGAAGGCCGGCGTAACCTTCCGCTCGAGCGCGACCGCCTCGACGCCGGACGGCCAGGCGACGGCGACGAACGAAGCCGGCAAGGCGAAGACGGCGGAGCCCGCCGCCGCGCCGCCGCCGGCCGCCACCCCCTCCCCAACCGACGAGAAGGTCGCCGACGAATGACCGCCACCCGTTACCCGAACCTCGACCCGCAATACGCTTGGCTCCGCGACGTCGTCGGCCTGCCGAAGACGATCGACGAGGGCCTTAAGCTCCTGGGCGTCGACGAGTATCCCGGCGCCGCGAATAACCCCGTCATCATGGGATGGGCGAAGGAGGTCGGCCTCGAGCGCGTCTATACGGCCGACAAGATTCCGTTTTGCGGCCTGGGCGCCGCCGTCGTCGTCAAGCGCGCCGGGAAACCCGTCGTCAAAGACCCGCTGTGGGCGCTGAATTGGGGGGCCTTCGGCGAGAAGGTTCTTCAACCGGGCCTGGGCGACGTCCTGACCTTCCTTCGCGACGGCGGAGGTCACGTCGGCTTCTACATCGGCGAGGACAACGGGACGCCGGCGAAGGATCACGAGGACGCCGCCTATCACGTCCTCGGCTTCAATCAGACGGACTCCGTCACGATTACCCGCATCCTGAAAAAGCGGCTCCGGGCCGCGCGCCGGCCGATCTACAAGGTCAAGCCGGCCGGCGTTCGGCCGTACGTCCTGGCCGCCTCCGGCACGATCTCGAGGAATGAGGCGTGAAGGCCGCGCTTATCGCCCTGGGCGTCGCCGGCGTCGTGATCCTCCTCGCCCTGGGCCTGGCCTATCGGTCCGGAATCCGGGTCACGAAGGCGGAGGCGAAGACGGAGGTCGCGACCGATACCGCCGTCGGGAAAGGCCTCGAGGCCGCCGGGACGAAGACGCTCGCCGCCGACGCTGATAAACAACGGGTCGAGGTAAAAATCCTCACGGAGTCCAGCTATGCACGAGACCGCCAGGCCGTCGCCGACGTCACGGCTCAAACCCCGCTTCCGTCTTCTGTCGCTGATCGCATCCGCGACGCTGATCTCGAATTGTGCAACGCCCGGCCCGCCCTCTGTTCCGGAAGTGTCGCCGGGGTCGGCGCCGCGCCTCGACCCGCCGGCGATGACCCGCGAGCCTTGCCGGGTGACGTTGCTCCGGAATAGCGGACCGACCGCCGTCCTCGCGGAGCTCGAGCTCGCCTATCGCGCTCGCGGCGTCGATATCGCCGAATGCGACGGGAAGCGGGAGCTCGCGGTAAAGACCTCCGACGAGGAGCATCGCCTCGAGGACGAGCAAGCCCGCCAGCGCGAGGAGCGAAACCGCCCGTTCTGGAAGAAGCTCACCCCCTGGCGGGAACAATGACGCCGGCGCGATCGCGTCTCCGCGTCGCCTCGAGGCCGCCCCGTCCGAAGGTCGTCGTCCTCGAGAAGAAGCCCGGCGCCGACGACCTGGCCGTCTTCACCTTCGACCCGCCGTACGATCGTCGACCCGACGTCACGCCCCGGATTGTCGCGAAGGATCGGGCGGAGGCCTGGGCGGAGATCGTCGAGGTTACGCGCCACGGATGCACGATCAGGGCGCGGGCCGCCGTGAAGAAATCGCCGATCGTCGTCTCGCTCCGGGTCGAGGAGCTCTAGCGATCAGGATCGGCGGAAGGTAGGTTGTCGCCGGCGCCGGTGCGGCTACTACGGCGCCAGGCCTGGGGAGGTCGGGGCCGTCGGCGTTTCAGGTTCGCCGGCGGCCCTCTTCCTTAACGGAGCCGAGTCCAAGGCTCTTTAAGTTTCCCTCTAAGCAGAGCGTGAAACTGCCGCTCGAACGCCGGCGCCGAAGTCTTCGGCCGGATGATCCGGCTCGTCGAGCCTGGGCGAGAGGTCGCCCCGGAGGAAGCGGAGGGCCTCCTCGAGGCGCTCGATAACGTTCGGGTCTCCTGGCGACGACCTGGGCGAGGGGATCATCGGCCGGAGGTAATGCTCGAGGGCGTAGTCGATCGCGTCGGCGACCGGCGCCAGGGGCGAGAGGCTTTGGCCGTCGGCGTGTTCATGGATGATAACGACGTCGAGCGTCCGGGCGATCTCGCCAAGCTCCCGGCGGACCGTCTCCTCCTCCGCCTCATTGAGCCGGCGCGTCCGGGCGAGGAGGACGGAGCCGGCCGGGGCCTCGAGGCTGGCGAGCTTGACCTCGTCGAAGAGCATCCGGCCTTGAAGGGTCTCGAGGACGGCTGTCATCCGGGCGATTTCGAGGTCGGATTGACCCTGTGACATTTTCCCCTCCGCGACCCGCGTCCGATAGACGCGCTCCCGGAAGGAGAGCTCTCGCTTCACCGCCGTAATCTGATCGGCGATCGTGATCAGGACGGGGGCCTCGTCCTCGCTGAATAGGCCAGTCATTCTCCGGTTTCCCTCTCGAGTTTGCCGGCGGCCTCGAGGAGAAGCTCGAAGCTGTATCCGGCGTCGGTCTGTTGCGTAGTGGCGAAGGTGGTCAGGTAGTACGGGCCTCGCCAGGCGGCGCCGCATTCCTCGACGATCCGGACCGGGATCGGCTTCGGTTTCGAGAAGACCTTGATCAGGGCCTCACGATCGCCGGCGGAGAGGCCGGAGCCGCTCCCCTCGATCATATCGGCGAAGCCAAGGCGCGGACCGACCTCGCATGAGAGCCGGCCAAGCGATCGACCGTCGACGTCGATCTCGAGCTCGAGACGGGGGCTCACTGGAAGTCACCGCCGCCGGCGGCCAGGTCGGCGCGGCGCTTGGCGACGGCTCTCGCGATCGCCTCCTTCGCCGGCGGCGCCAGGCTCGAGAAGACCGGCCCGCCGTCGAAGGCCCGCCAATTCCCCTCGAGGGCGTCGACGTCCTCCTCCGCCTCGATATAGGACCGGAAGGCCTGGGCGTCGGCGATAAAGTCGAGCTTCTCGTCCCCGCTGGCGTTGAGCTCGCGGAGGCGGCGATAGGCCAGGGCGCGAGCCCGGCCGCGCATGGCCTCCTCTGACGCCTTCCATTCTTCGGACTCGAAGAGCCGCTTAAGGGCCGCGACGATCGCCACCCATGAGAGCGCGTCGGCCAGGTCGTCGGCGAAGGCGACGAAGCCGGTCGCCGGCGGATCGTCCGCCTCGTCCTGGGCCTCGCTCTCGTCGGCGCGTGGGCCGTTCAAGGCCTCGTCGGTTTGAAGGTCTAGGCCGCCCTGGGCCGGCTGATCGCCGCCGAAGCCGCGCTCCCTCTGGCGAGCCTCGAGCGCGGCAAGGTCGGCCGCCTCCCGCTCTTCCTTCGAGGCGGCGCGCGTCGGCTCCCGGTCGCCGGGGAAACCGCCCTCCGCCTGCCCGCTGGCGGGGCCTGGCGGCGGCGGAGGCGGCGGGGGAGGGGAAGGAGGCGGCGGGGAAACTTGCGGCTCCTGGGCCTTCTCCTTCGACGGCGCGACACCTTGCGCCCATTCGGCCAGGCGTTGCCCTAAGACCTCGTCGAGGGGCTTCGGGTTGTCGGCGTCGCGGAGGCTCTCGAATTGGATCGGGACTTTGATCATGAGACGCTCCCCCGGTTGCTCCGACTGCCAGGTCGGGACGCCGCGGGCGCCGGGCATGAGGAGCGCGGCGAGCGTCATTTCGAAGACGAATTCGTCTCCGGCGATCGGCATAAAGCCAAGGGGGACGACCTCCGTCTTCCCGTTGACCTTCATCGGCTTCGCCGTCTCCTTCGCCCGGAAGCATAGGACGAAGTTCGCGTCGATTTGGAGCATCCCGTTAAGCAGGGCGCGGCGCGCGGCCTTCGGCTTCTGCCATGCGAGCATGTTCATTGCCTTGCGGCGGCCCTCGTTCGCGTCCGGGCCGGCCAGGCGATCGAGCTCCGCCTCCTGGGCCTCGAGCATCCCGCCGACTCCGTCGTGTTCATGGCTCATGGAGTCGACGATGATCACGTTACAGCCGGCGGCCTTGAGTTGACGCATCGCGGCCAGGTAATCGAGCGAGGCGAAGGGCGGCTTGAAATCAAGGTGCATGAATTCGAACCGGTCGGCGTACGCCAGGGCGCGACGGTTCTCGGTATCGACGACGCCGATCTTCCCGCCGACGATCTTTTGAATGCCGACGGCCAGGCGGAGGGCGGAGAAGGTCTTACCGCCTCCGGAGGGGGAGAAGAGGCCGATATACAGCGGCGTCCTCTCCCGGACGGCCTTCTCGACGACGGCAAACTTACGTTCGGGCGGCGGCTTGCTCATTGGGAGTTTTCCAGAATCAGGCCCTCGAGGGCGTTGCGATGATAGGGGGGCGTTTGCGCCCGTTGGGTCTTCCGGGGATAGCCCGGCCAGGTCCGGGCCGCGAGGCATTGCGCCCAACGCTCCGCGGCCAGGCCGCAAAGCTGATCGACGGGACCGGTCGAGGACTCGTCGAGCTCGAAGAGGGCGGAGTCGTGGGGCTGATCGGACTCGATGACGAGGTTTTCAAACGTGATCCGGCCGGCGTCCTCCGGCGTCATGCCGGCGAGGCCCTCGAGCGCGAGCCGGTTGAGGCCGCGGAGATACCAAGCCCGCTGAAAATCGTATCCGTTGGCGGCGGCGTCCCGCTCGTATTGATCGAGGGTCGCCTCCTTCGTCGTCGTCTTCGGGTCGAGAACCTTGAGGAGGCCGGGAATCCAAACGTCGAGCATCCCGGCCGCCCATATCGGCCCGGCGGCCGTCGGCTCCCGCCAGAAAAACGGAACCTCCGTCACGATCTTATGGCCGCCGGCCGCCTCCTCGATCCGGCCGCGGACGATATCGGCGGCGGCGTCGGCGCGGAGATAGTCGCGCTCGAGGATCGGAATCCGTTTCGAGCGGATCGCCTCGTCGCGCTTCTGCCTGGCCGACGAGCTCCGCCAGTCTGGATAACGGATGATCGCGATCTCCCGCCCGCGGCCCAGGGCGAGCCGGTGCACGGCCGACCCGAAATACTGGACCTTCGAGCTCTCGCCGGCGTCGCCGTAGGGATTCAGCCTCGGGTGACGGAAGGCGGCCGCCAGGGGCGACCGCTTCACGAGCCGGGGGATAAGCGATTGTCGGAGGCTCGGCTCCGGACACGGGTCGTCGAAATATACGTCGCCGTCGAGGTCCGGATACATGCCCGGCGCCGTGATCCGCATCACGCGGCGCCCGCCGGCGTCTCGCCCATTTCATGCGCGACGGTCGCCCGCGCCATGAAGGCGAGGAAGCGGCGGCCGCCGGCGGAGAGACGGCCGGCGCTCTCGAGGACGGAGGCGACCGCCGAGTCGTTCAAGACCTCGAGCCGCTCGACCTCGTCGTCGACCTGGGCGGCGTCGGAGGTTGCGACGTCGTCGAGGAGCTCCGACGGTTTGACGTCGAGGCGCCGGGCGGCGCGGACGAGCATCGAAGCCGAAATCCGGTTCGCGCCTCTCTCGTATTTCTGGACCTGTTGAAAGGTCAGGCCCAGGGCTTCGGCCAGGGTCGTTTGCGTCATGCCCAGGACTTTACGCCTGGCGCGGATACGCTGGCCGACGAGGACGTCGATCGGGTCGGGAGCGGCTTGGTTAGGACGGGGCATTCTGTAGGGTCTCCGGTTTCAGGTCTCAGGGTTAGCGAGCTCGAGCCAAACGTCGCCGTGGCAAGGCTGATCTAGGCCGCACCAACAAGCGACGTTCTTTCCCCGGAGCTCTTCGGGGGAAGGGTAATCGTCCGGGCAATCCCGAAGCTGATCTCGAAAGATCGTGACGGCGTGACGCGCGTCCTCGACGAGGTCGCCCTCGAAGGCCTGGCCGATCTTCGCCGGGTTTCCGAAGCGCGTCGAACGATCGACCTTGACCGTATTGGCCGGCATTCGCCACCCGGCGGCGCGGCTCAACTGGACGCGGACGGGCCTCACGCCCGGCGCTCCCCGTTGAACCACACCCGGCCCGGCGGCTCTTTGCCGGTCGCGCGGGTCGCATGGCGGCAATCGACGACGACCTCCTCGCTCTTCCGCCAGGTGAAGGTTTGCCAGCAATATTGCGCGCCGGACGCCAAGGCCCGCGCGTCGAGGTGGAGACACGCGCCGCACGGCCTGGCGTTGGGTTTGGGGGCGTCGGTCAAGGCTTCGCCTCCGGCTCGAGTAGCGCGGCCGCGATCGCCAGGGCGAGGGCCTCGAGGTCGATCCGGCCGTCGATCAGGAAGTCGGCCGGCCCGTTGTCGCCGTCGACGTAAGGCGCCCCCTCGCGGTCTTCCTGGGCCTGGCGATCGAGCTCGCCGACGGCGGCCTCGACGAGGCTCGCGACGTTGAGCGGCGGCCGCTTCACGAAGTCGGCCAGGCCGACGGCGGCGACCCAATCGGCGAAGACCTTTTCGACCTGACGAACGGCGGAGGCCCTGTTGCGAACAAGGCCGTTATGAAAAAGCCGGCGACTCGCAACGAAGCGGAGTTCGATCCGATAGCTCCAAGCGGTCTCGCTTGGCCTCGACACCCGGCCGGCCCAAACTTCGCCCAGGTATGCCGACGAGCCGGTCTCGTCGTCTTCCCAACGGAGACGGATCACGTCCGGGCCTCCGGCTCGACCATGCGGCGCAAGGCCGCCAGGACGCGCGAGAGCGGGCCGCCTAGGCGCTCGAGCTCGAGAGCGGTCTCGTCCTCCGGCGGCGAGAACGTCATCGGCCTGTCAGGCGCGAAGAAGGTCGGCGTCGAGGCCGCCCGCTCCCGGAGGACGCGGCCGTCGGCGCCGCGATCAGTGACGACGCGGAAGGCGTACGGCATGACCGACGCGCCGAAGCGGCGCTCGATCGCCCGGCGGAGGGCGGCCTTTTCCCAATCCCGGATATCGCCGGCGGCGCTCACAGGTGGGCGTCCGGGTCGAGCGTCGCGGCGTGAGCGAGGAGCTCCGCCCGGAGCTTGCGATCGTAAAGGACGAAGCGGCCGTCGCCGGCGACGGAGAGCTCGACCCAGGCGTCGACGCAGCGCGCGGCCTGGTCGCGGTTGTGCTCGACCTCTTCGACTTGGCCGAAGCCGTACCCAGTGAAGAGGAAGGAGCCGTCGTCGCGGGCCTCGAGCTTTTGCTCGATACCCGATCCGCGATGAGCGAAGGATGCGACAAGTTGGGACATAGCAGGCTTTCCGGTTTCTCTACGCCGTCGGCCCGGCCGCTCGATCGAGCTCCGGGCCTGGGCGCGTCAAGCGCGATGGGGAAGAGGGCTAGGCTTCGGCCTCCGCGCTCGTCTCCGCCGCGACGTAACCGTAAGCGGCGGCCATGCAAGCGTTGAGGGCGGCTTCCATACCGGCGTAATGCTGGCCGGCGACGGCGTAAGTATTCTCGATGACCTGGCCGCGCGCGTCGACGGCGAGCGACATTGTCCCCGCCTCGTGGCCCAGGAAGGGGCCGGTCGCAATCTCGATGCGCTCGATATGGCTCCCGCCGTGGGCGCGGGACGAGACGAGGCGGATTTGAAGGGGCTGAATCATGGGTCGTTCTTTCCGGTTTGAGGTCTAGGAGGCGTGACGCAGGCGATGGGCGAGGACGCCGGTCGAGGTCCGCGCGTCGACCTGACTGCAATCGACGCGGAATTTGTCGCCCTGGAAGGGCATAAGGAGGACGTCGTCGCGGATCGACCATTGAACGCGGATCGTATAGCTCGCGTCGCGATGGGCGATCAGGACGAGGGCGCGATACTTCGCGCCGCTGGCGGCTGTATAGACGACCGCGTCGCCCTTGGCGAAGACGGTCCGGGCCTTAACGGCGGCGTGGGTCATGGTCTCGTTTCCGGTTTAGCGCGAAACGTCTCCGCTCCGCCTCTGCAACTCAGATAATAGGAAATCGGATTCCGGGGCAAGTGAATAATTCCCGATTGACGGAGAATTATTCGAGCCTATGGTCGGCGGCGATAACCGGAGAAAATCGAGCATGATTACCGTCGACGACGCCCTCGCCCGCCTGGCGGAGGCGATCAAGGCGGAAGGGTCCGCAAAGGCCTTCTGCCAGAAACACCGACTCGCCCGCGGTCACGTCTCAATGGTCCGGCGTCGGGAGCGGCCGATATCCCGGTCGATCCTCGACGTCCTGGGCCTCGAGGCCGTCACCGTGACGGAAGTCACCTATCGAGAGAAGGCTCCCGCCAATGCCGGCGCCTGAAATCCCGAAGACGGCGGAGGTTCGCGAGCTCTTCGTCCACGCCCTGACCGCCTGCCATACGCTCGCCCAGGCCTCCGCCTGCCCGCTTGGCGTCGACGTCTTCGACCACGCGAAGGCCGTCGCGAGGGCGCTCGAGGCCGCGAACGTCGAGGCTCACCGGCGAGGGCGCTCCGATGGGTAAGGCGCTCTCCTACTCGATGACGCGCGTCATCCGCCGCACCGGCCAGGATTGGGCGCGAGAGGGCGCGGCCTGGCCGACCGTCGAGGCGCTCGAAAAGCGCGGCCTGATCGAAGCGCGGACCGTGAACCACGGAACGGCGAAAGAGACACGGCTTACGCCGCACGGCGCGGCATACCTGGCCGACCTCGAGCAACGACTCGGCCTCAAGAAATCCCGCTCTTAAGCGGTATGCGCCACCCGGCCGCCGGCGCTTCATGGCGCGGCCGACTGTTAGGAGCTCTTCCCTCATGGCGAAGACACTCGGCGCCGGCGACGGCGACAAAACCAAGCGCGGCCGCGGCCGTCCGAAGAAAGCCGAAGCGATGAACGGCGCGGCCGCCGGCGCGATGAATGCGCCAGGCCTGGGCCACAACGCGCCCGACGAGGGCGTCTTCCTCTCGTGGGTCTCGAGAATTCAGGCCCAAAAGCGCAACGTCGACGCGCAAGCGGCCCTGCTCAAGGCCGAAAAGGGGAAGATGAAAGACCTCCGGAAAGACGCCCAGGGCGCCGGCCTCGTCATGGGCGAGCTCGACGAGGCCCTCGCCGACCTTGAGACGGAGCGCGTCGACTTGGCGGCGAAGGAGGAGCGGCGCCGGTGTTACCGCGAATGGCTCGGCCTCCCCGCTGGCCGCCAAACCGAAGCGGAGCTCCGGCCCGGCTCGACGCCGGCCGAACAGGCCGCGAAATGGGCGGACCTGGGCAACCGGGCCGGCCGCGTCGGCGGATCGCGCGACCTCCCGCCCGGTATCCCGCCGGAGCATCATCAAGACTTCCTCAAGGCATACGACGCCGGCCAGGAAATCCTTATGAAGGCCTCCCCGCTCACCGCCGGCGCCTTCAAGGAAGCCGACAAGGCGGGCGCCAAACTGACCGACGCCAAGGCCGGCAAGGCGAAGGCGAAGGGCGGAAAGGGCGAGGCGGAGGTCGCGCCGGAGCCGGTGAAGGAGGAGAAGGTCGTCGTCCTCGAGGCCGCCAACTTCCCCGGCGTCGAGGATATCGACGAGGCGAACCTCAAGACCCTCGACCCGGCCAAGCTCGAGCGTTGGCAGGCCGCCGACCGCGTCGTCGTCGTCATGGACGGCAAGCGGCGTATCCTGAAAGAGCCGGGTTACGAGGACACCGGCGAGCCGGAGGTCGATCTCACGAACGCGGAGGAGGTTCCGGAAGGCGCCACCCTCGAGGATATCGCCGCCGAAGTCGCCGGCGAGCCGACGCCTCCCGCGCCGGTCGAGCCGGTCGTCGAGCCGGAGGTCGCCCCGGAAGGCGGCGAGGTCGCTCCCGACCCGGACGCCCTCCCGCCCCTGGCCGACACGCTCGACTCCATGAAGGAGACGGCGGACGCCGAAGCGCAGGCGGAAGACCTGCAATGATCCTGGGCCTCGACCTCGCGACGTCGACGGGTTTTTGCTACGGCGACGGGGCCTCGCTCCCCGTCGTCGGAACCTGCCGTATGCCGCAAACCGGAGAGGAGGTCGGGCCTTTCCTCTTTCACTTCGAGACTTGGCTCGAGGAGACGATCGAGGCCGTTCGGCCGACGATGATCATTTTCGAGGCGCCGATCATCCGGTCGGACGGCTCGCATATTATGACCGTCCGGAAGCTGACCGGCCTCGCCGCCCTCGTCGAGCTCGTCGCCCATAAGCGCGGCGTCGAGGTTCTCGAGACGCATATCTCGACCGTGAAAAGGACCCTAACCGGCAAGGGCAACGCGGAAAAACACGAAATGATCTTTTTCGCGAGGAAGGCGGGGATCGTGATCTCCGCCGGCTTCGAGGGCCAGGACGAGGCCGACGCCTTCGGCGTTTGGGTTTCGGCCGTCCTCCTTCACACGAAACACGCGGGACGTTGGCGCCCGCTCATCGGCTCCGGGAGCCTGCTTTGAACCTCGCCGACCTCCCCAACGCTGGCCGTTACGGCGTGATCCTGGCGGATTTCCCTTGGCATTTCCGGACCTTCGACAAGGTGAAGGCCGTCCCCGGCCGCGCCGCCGCCGACCCTTATCCGACCATGAGGCGCGAGGAGCTCGCCGCCCTGCCTATTGCCAACCTCGCCGCTAGGGATTGCGCCCTCGTCCTCTGGATCGTCGGCGCCCATATCCCGGAGGCCCTCGACCTGGCGAAGGGGTACGGCTTCACCTTCAAGACGGACCTTCTCATTTGGGACAAGGGCCGTATGTCGATGGGCTATTACACCCGTAAGGAAGCGGAGCAATGCTTCCTCTTCACGCGGGGGAGCCCGCGCGTCATGCACCGGGGAATCCGCCAGATCATCCGCGCGCCCAGGCGGGAGCATAGCCGCAAGCCCGACGAGCAATACGAGCGCCTCGAGGCCCTCTTCGGCGGCCCATACCTCGAGCTCTTCGCCCGCCAGCGTCGGCCAGGTTGGGACTCATGGGGAAACGAGGTCGATAAATTCTCCGACCCGCTCGAGCTCCGTCGTCGGCGCCGGGACGCGGCGCTCCGCCTGGCCGCCGTCCGGGCCTCCCTGGGCGCTCGCCGCCGGAGGGCCGGGGCATGAGATACGGCTCCGTTTGCGCGGGGATCGAGGCCGCAACGCAGGCCTGGCGCCCTCTCGGCTGGAAACCCTCGTTTTATTCGGAGATCGCCGCCTTCCCGCGCGCCGTCCTCCGCCACCATTACCCGGAGACTCCGCTTCATGGCGACTTCACGACGATCGAGGCCGGCGAATACGAGCCTATCGACCTTCTCGTCGGCGGGACTCCCTGCCAATCCTTCAGCCTCGCCGGCCTCCGCCAGGGATTGGCAGACGAGCGCGGTAACTTGGCCCTCGAGTATATTCTCTTGGCTGATCGCCTCCGGCCCCGGTGGCTGGTTTGGGAGAACGTCCCCGGCGTCTTCTCAAGTCGCCCCGGCGACCCGCCCGACGAAGACGTCGACGATCGACCTCTTCGGGGGCACAACGGAGGCCCTCCCCTCGACGGCGAGCGGCTCCCGCCCGGCTCCGATTTCGCCGCCTTCCTCTCCGGCCTCGCCAGGTGGGAAATCCCTATCCCGCCCGGCGGATGGAAAAACAGCGGAGTCGTCGCGCCCGCTCCTGTCGATGGCGCCTACGGCCTGGCATGGCGAGTGCTTGACGCTCAATACGCTGGAGTTCCACAGCGACGCCGTCGCGTCTTCGTTGTTGGATATCTTGGAGACTGGCGACGTCCCGCGGCGGCATTATTTGAGCGTGAAAGCCTGTCGGGGAATGCTCCGCCGCGCCGAAATTCGACGCAAGCTCCTCCCGGATATGCTCATGCGGGCCTTACGAGCGATGATCTCGACGCGATGATCGCGCCGACCCTGTCGGCTGGCGGCAACGGACGCAACCCGCTCGACGAGCCGCTCGTCGCCGTGTTCCCAATTACCGGCGATGCGCTTCGCGGCGCCGGCGAGGCCCTGACCCCTAGCCCGGACGCGGAGGGTCGAATCCGCCTTCGCAATCCTGGCCTGGGCATAGGCGAAGACGGCGATCCGGCCGCGACCTTACAGGCCTCCGGCCCAGGGGCGATTGCGTTCGCTCTCCGCGGCCGCGAGGGGGGGGCAATGCCGGAGGTTTCAGGGGACAAGGTCGGCGCCCTCCGCGCCTCTTCCGGAGGATCGACGCGGGATTATGTGGCGTTCTCGCTCGCGCCGGCGTCCGGCGTCGACGGCGGGATTTCGGCCGTTCCCGTTGAGGTCGCGAATACCCTCACCGGTACGGCGGAGGCCGCAAAAAATGGCCGGGGCCTGCATTTCGTCCAATCCGCCGGCGTCCGCCGTCTCACCCCGCGCGAATGCGAGCGGCTTCAAGGTTTCCCGGACGACTTCACCTTGATTCCCTGGCGGAAGGGCCTTGCGCCCGACGGCCCTCGTTACAAGGCGTTGGGGAATTCAATGGCCGTCCCCGTCATGCGTTGGATTGGCGAGCGTATCGCTATGGTCGAGGAGCTCGTCTAATGGCCCGCGACCGCGACCGCGACTCCGTCCCGCGCAACCTTAACCAATCGCTCAACTCGATTTCGGCGGCGGAGCAATCGAAGCCGATCAATCTCGAGGCGGAGCAAGGCCTCCTCGGCGCCCTGCTCTACGAGTCGACGACGTTCGACCTGATCGCGAGCCTCGTCCGCGCCGGCGATTTCTTCGAGGGATTTCACGAGCGGCTCTTCGCGGAGATCGGGAGCCTCGTCGGCCAGGGCCGGCGGCCGGACGCCGTCGTCCTGGGCCAAACCTTCCGGACCGATCCGGGCCTCGAGGGACTCGGCGGCGCCCGGTATCTCTTCGACCTCCTCGACCGCGCGCCTCCCGGCCCGGTCGCCGCGGAGTATGCCGTCGCCGTCCGCGACGCGGCCGCCCGCCGGACCCTGATCGAGCTCGCCGGCGTCCTGGCCGACCGCGCCGCCAACGATGGGACGACGCCAGCCTCCGGCCTGGTCGAAGACCTCGAGCGCGCCCTCCTGGGAATGAACGTCGCGACGAAGACGGCCCGGCTCATATCCGCCGACGAGGCCGTCGATCGCGTGATCGAGGTCTTCGAGAATCCGGCGGCGAACCCCGGCCTTATGACCGGCCTCGACAAGCTCGACCGGGAGACGGGCGGCTTCATGCCCGGCGAGCTTTGGCTCCTGGGCGGCCGCCCCTCAATGGGGAAGAGCGCGATCGCCTCGACCATGTCCCTAAACGTCGCGATGAACGGCGTCGGGCCGGACGGCCTCCGCCTGGGCGTCGTCGAGGTAAACGGCGAAATGACGGTCGAGCAAATGACGCGCCGGCATATCGCGGATTACGGCTTCACCCTTACGGCCAAGTTCTCGCCGGCCTATTCCGACATTCGGAAGCGCAAGCCCTTGACCGATCCGCAGCGCGCCGCCTTCTACCGCGCCGCCCAGGAGGTCCGGGGCCTCGAGACCTTGAAAATGGTCAAGAAGACCGGCCTCACGATCGCGACCCTCCGGAGCATGATCCGCCGCCAGAAAGTCGAATGGGAGCGCAAGGGAATCCGCCTCGCCCTCGTCACCGTCGACCACGTCGGACTCTTCCGGCCGGAGCGCGAGACCCGCTCGAGGACGGAGGCGCAAACCGACATTGCGATCGAGCTTAAGGAGCTCGCCGACGAGCTCGGGATCGCCGTCGTCGCCCTGGCGCAGCTTAACCGGCAACTCGAGAGCCGCGACGATAAGCGGCCGCAACTGTCGGACCTCCGCGACTCCGGCGCCTGGGAAGAGAACGCCGACGGCGTGATCGGAACCTATCGCGACGCCTATTACGCCGCCCGCGAGACGGAGCCGAAAGACCATACGAAGCGGCTCGCCTGGGAAGCGCGGAAGAGCTCGCCGACCGTCGAGGCGATCCTCCTCAAAATCCGGGAAGGGTCGGCCGGCCTCATCGAGCTTTGGGCGGATATGGGCCGGAACGCGATCCGCGATCGCGCGCCCGACAACCTGTACGGCGACGCCTCCTTCGACCTCGATTTCAACGCCCTGCCCGCCTCCGCGCCGGCGACGCGCCCGGCCCAGGCCCAGGAGCCGAACCTCCCTCCCGCGCCCCCCCTCGAGGCGTACGACGCGAGCGAATTCGAATGAAGCGCGCGAAGTGTCTGGTCGGTTACTGCAACCGCTCGACGTCCTGGCCGATATGCGGCCGACATTGGGCGCTCGTCTCCGGCGCGACGAAGCTCGCGATCGGCGATCTCGGCGCCCTGCACTCGAAGCCGCGGGACGCGGACGAGAAGGCGCTCCGGGACTTCTACGCCTGGGCATGGTGGCAAACCATGCGCGGCGCGGCTCACGAGGCATACGACGAGGAGGTCGCCCGACGATGGGAGCGCCTCAACGCGGAGGCCGCCCTTCGTAAGGCCCTGGCCGACCCGCTCGAGGCAACCCGCGCCGCCCTCTCCGCTCGGCGCCGCCGGCGGGGACTTGCTCGAGGGCCGCCGTAGGGTCCAAATGAAACGGGCCGCCTCCCTTTCGAGAAGCGACCCGCAATGCCCGCCAACCGCGAAACCGGAAAGAAACACGATGACCGACGACCCGAAATCCCATGAAACCGCCCAGGGCGCAAGGCCCTCCCGCGACGAGCTCCTCCGCGAACATTACGCCGCGCCCGGCTATTGGGCGGATATCCGGAGAGGCGGCCCGACCCTCTCGCCGTTCCCTATGTCGCCGGACGAGGCCGCCCTCCTGGCCTGGCATGACTTCACCCGATCGGCGATCGGAGGCGGCCGACTTCAAGCCGGCGCGGACGAGGTCGGCGGATGGATCACCGGACACCCCGGCGACCGCGTCCGGGTCTTCTGCCCGCAAACGGCGGAGGATTGGATCGCGGCCCAGGAAGGCCCGCCCCAATTCGCCGACGACTGGCGGACCCTGGCCGTCGGCGGGATCGACTTCTCGACGGAGCCGGATCGCACGGCCCAGGTATTCAAGCCGGTGAATTCGACCGCCGCCCTCGTCTTCGACTATGCGCTCCCGGCCGCGAAGATGCGGGCGATACAGCGCGCCATTGATCAAGGCGCCGTCGCTTCGGAGGACGTCGTCCTCTTCACGACGGACGAGGTCGATCGGATCGAGAGCTTCGTCCGCCAGGCCGCGGCGGACTATCGTCGCGTCTTCGAGGTTCCGCCCAGGCCGCAACCGCCGCCTCCGCCGCCTCCCCAAGGCTGGCGAGGGCGCGGGACGCTGTACGTCGAAGGCTCGAGGCGTTGGGGGAAGACCGCCGGCATGGAAGCGGCCGCCAAGGCGTACGACGCCCAGGAGCGCCACGTCCGGCACCGGAGGGCCGTCGTCGGCGGCGTCCTGGGCTTCGCCCTGGCGTTCCTGTTCTTCATGCTCTCCGGCTTCGTCATGGGAGCTCACGCGGCCGCCTGGGCGACCGTCGGCCTCTTCATTGTCGGTTGGACGATCGTCGGCTCCCTGGCCGCCCTGGCGATCGGGAGGCCGCGTTGAGGGTCGGCGTCTTCACCTTCCGGGGTCGCCGGCCAGGCCTCCGGATGATGGGAAATTCGGTTGAGATCGCTTGGCGCCTCGACCGCCGCCCGGCCGCCGAAATCGCCCAGGAGGTCGCCGATCACGTCCGTTGGACCGTCGGCGCCCTCTTCGCCGGCGATCTCGAGCTCGTCTCCGGCCGCGAGGAGTGGCGGCCATGACCGCCCCCCTCGTCCCGCGCGAGGTCGATCTCTCCGGCCTCGAATATATGCCGCTCATGGTCGGCCGCGTCCTCGATAGCGACCTCTTCGCCCTCTCAAGCGGCGACGAGTTCAAGGCCGCCTTCGCCCTGTGGTGCTACGCCTGGCGCAACCGGGCGAGCATCGCCGACGACGACCTCGTCCTCGCCCGCCATGCGAAAGTGAACCTCGCAACCTGGGCCGCGCTTAAGCCTATGGCGGTCCGCGGCTGGATACTTTGCGACGACGGCCGGCTCTATCATCCGACCGTCGCGGAGGCCGTCCTCAAGGCCTGGATAGATCGCCTCCTCCTCCGCCGCCGGAGCGCCAAGGGGAACGCCGCCAGATACGGCCAGGAGGTCGACGAGCCGGAATTCGAGAGGCTTCTCGGGAGAGCTCGAGCGGCCCTCGCCGCGTTGACGTCGGACGGCGCCGAAATTCCGGAATCTCCTAAAGCAGAAATTAAGGAGAATAATTCGAAACCGGAAGGAGGAATTAATCCTCCCGTAAGGACCGAAAAACCCTCCGGAGTTATCAGGAGAGGAGAGGAGAGGAGTCCGCTAGAGAATCCTAACGGATTCCCTAGCGCATCGGACGATCGTAAATCCGACGATCTCGAGCCGAATTCCGTCGAATTTTTATTCGCGAAATTCGAACGCGAAAAGGAGCTCGAGGACGGCGAGGCCTGGGCCTTCGCCGCCGGCGTCCTGGGCCGCGCCGGAGGCCTCTCCGATCGGCGAGCTCGAAGCCTGATCGGGAAGGTTATCCGGGATTTCGGAATGTCGACGCACGAGCTTGCAAAGGCCGCGGCGGCGACTTGGAAATCCGGCTCGAGATCGCCGGAGCCGTACCTCCGCCAGGTCGCCCAACGCCTGCAACTCGACCGACGGCCAGGCGCCGGCGCCGATCCGGATTACTGGCCGATCGACGCGCAACGCGCTTGGCTCGAGGAGCTCAAGGTCCGGCCGGCGTCATGGCGCGGCGAACGCGGTCCGCCGCCAGGGTCGCCAGGTTGCCGCGTTGACTCGGCTCTCCTCGTCGAATACGGATTCGGCTCCTCGATTTACAAACCGGACGACCTGGCATGAGCGACACCGCCGCCGAACCCCGCACCGAAGCCGACCGCAAGGCGGAGCTCGAGACCTTCGGCGAATCGCTTGGCGACGCCTTCCTCGATCGCTTCGGCCCGTTCCTGATCGACGTCGCCTCCGGCCGCGCCGTTCCGGCGATCCGCATCCGGGGAACGGTCGGCGGCGCGAAGGTCGATCTCGTGATCGAGCCGGAGACCTCCGCCCGCATCGAGGCGACCGGCGGAAGCGAGACCGGCTCCGGGACGATCGAGCTTCCGGACGACTGACAATGTCGGAGCGCGTCGTCGCCCGGCGCCGATACGACGCCAAGCGGCGCGAGGAGCAACCCTCGAGGGCTTGGTATAAGTCGCCCAGGTGGAAGGCGAAGCGGCGATCTCAGCTTCGGAACGTCCCGCATTGCGAGGAATGCGCCAGGCTCGACCCGCCCAGGAAACGCGCCGCGACGATCGTCGACCACGTCGAGCCGCACCGCGGCGATTGGGCGAAGTTTTGGGCCGGCCGCCTGCAATCGCTATGCAAGCCCTGCCATGATAGCAGGAAGCAAGCCGACGAGAGGCGAGGCTACTCCGTAGCGGCCTCCTCCGACGGCTGGCCGGAAGACCCGGCTCACCCGTTCAACGCTACCCATAAACCGGAGACTTAGACCAATGGCCAAGGGCGAACCCTTCCCTCAAGCGAACCTCCTCCTCAAGGCGCCAACGCCGGAGGATGCGGCGGCCGGCACCGTGTACGACCTGGCCGTCTATAAGTGGGCGGACCTCGACGGCCGGCCTCACGTCATCAGCCGTTGGCGCCTCTCTCCCGAAGAGCTCGAGGAGGTCAACCGTACGGGCGGCGTCCTGTGGCTTCAGGCCTGGGGAGACACGCCTCCGCCCGTCTCGATCGACGGCGAGACGCCCTTCCTCGACGACCGGAAGAAGAGGGCGCCCTCCTTCGTCGGATTGCTCGACGTCAAGGTCGAGCTCGTCGCGACGATCTTCGCCTTCATGCCCGGAACGATCCGCGTCGTCGGGTCTCAGGCGTCCGGCTTCGTCGGCGAGCTCCGTCTCGTCCTCGACGTCAGCGCAACCGGCCAGCCTGGCGGCCGTTGGAAGGCGACGGTTCACGACGTCGGCGCCTCGAGGCGCGTCACCTTCTCGCCCTGGCCGGACGACGAGAAAAAGGCCGAAAAACGATGAAAAAGGCCCGAAAACCCTCGAAAACAGGCCCTTTTGACCCGGTAGGGGGTAGGGGGGTCAAAAGTCAGGCCCAAAACGGGTGGGAC